ATCTGCGACCTGCTGCTCTGCTGGAGAGGCTGTCACTTAGGCATCCTATCTGTCAAAACTGCGTCTGAGCGGCCCCTCAGGGGCAGTCGGTCAGGGACGCGGTTAGCGCCCCCCCAGGGGCAGTGGGTCAGGCCGTGGTGGAGTCCTTCACAAGACCCAGCGCGACCATTGCGGCACGGATCGCGGCCACCTGCGTCGTTTCACCGGTGCGGCTGTAGGACAGCTCCGGGCCGACGGTGACACTGCCGAGGTTGATGGCGGTGCCGTACACCGACGACACGGTGTTCTCCCGGACCACCGTGCTTAGGAACTGGGCCGCTGTGCCCGCCAGCCAGACGCCCGTGTTGGCGACCGGCACGGCCTCCTCGTTGATGACCCGGTTGCCGACGATCCGCAGGCTCTTGATCTGGAACGTCGAGAACGGGGCAGCGTAGATGCCGGCGAAGCCGAAACCTTCGACGCTGTTGTTGACGATATCGAGGCTGTCGAGGTCGGCAGTGGCCTGCACGTGCACGCCGATCTCACCGTTGACGCCACGGATGGTGTTGTCCGCGACGAGCGCCTGACCGATGCCGGTCATGTTGATGCCCCGCGCTGACGTGCCGAGGGTCTTGATGATGTTGCCGAGCACTTTCCAGCCGACGGGGCGGGTGCCGCTGGAGAGTTGCATGTTGACGCCGAACTGGTTGTTGGCGGTGAGGATCTCGTTGTTCGCCAGGAGGATGTCGGTACTGGAGAACAGCGCGTGGACCCCGTTGTGTGTCGGGGAGTTGCGGGCGTCGATGGTGTTGCCGATGATCTTGGCGGCCTGCTGGTTGATGACGTAGAGCGCGCCGACCATGGTGTTGCCGATGACGGACCAGCCCCGGGCGGGGGTGGCGGTGGCTCCGGCGACGGTGAGGGCGTAGCCGTCGCCGAGGGCGCGCAGGTAGTTGCCGTGGATGCGGATGTCGTTGACGTAGCCGCCGTCGGGCTCGGAGTCGATGGGTTGCACGTCGGCCTCGATGTGATTACCGAGGATGGTGACGTCCAAGACGTCCCCCCCGAAGGCGTACAGGGTGATCCCGTTGCGCTCACAGTTGGTGATGCGGTTGTTTGCGATGCGCACGTCGGCGCTCGGTGCGACAAGGATGCCGTCGCCGGAGTTGGCGCGGAGGTCGAGGTTGGCGAGGCTGATCCCGGTGGCGCCGCCTGTGACGATGATGCCGTGGCGCTGCGCGTTGGCCTCGACGGACTGTGTGGCTCGGTTGCCGTCGATAGTGAGGCCGTCAACGTGCACATCGGCAGCGGCGATGTGCAGGACGCGCACGGATACGGCCGAGCCGGGGGCGAGCAGGATTCTGCCGGGGCCGTGCAGGCGGGTGCCGGTGGGCAGGGTGAGCGCCCAAGCGTTGACTCCGTCGCGGGATACCCGGTAGGTGCCTGCCGGGACGTAGACGGGCTGACCTGTGGCGAGCGCGGTACGGAAGGCTGAGGAGTCGTCGGTCGTGCCGTTGCCTACGGCCCCGTAGGCGGTCACTGAGACGCCGCGCCCAAAGGCCGCCCTCAGTTCCGGAATGGCGCCAGCCTCGATGGCGTCGCCGATGTCCTCCAGCGTGAGGTACTGCGGGTAGGGGTCCGGTGCCGGCCCGGCAGGAGCCCCCGGCAGATCCGGCGGGGGAGTCCACGACGGGACCTCTCCGATCTCGATGGCGCCGTAAGACGTGACGAGGTACCGGGCCCGGGACACCGCATCGAGGTCAGTGGCATCCACGTCGAGCACACCGGCGACGAACCAGCCGACGCCCTTGACGTAGAGATCCTGGGCGGTCGGGAGGGTGAACCGAACGACGAACACGAAGTGCTACCTTCCGGCCGGAAGTGCGGGGACGGTCTGTCGAGCGGGCTGCTGCTGATCCTGTCGCTGGCTGGACACCTGCATCGGCTCGGGGCGAGGCGGCGGGTTCTTCAGCATCTCCTCGATGTCGTCGTCCTCTGCCTGCTCCATCTGCCGGGGGGTGTACTTCAGCACCTCGCGACGGACCTCGGCCACGGACGAGCCGGCGGCACGCGCCTGCACCGCTGCCTGGTAACGCTCGGTGAGGGAGAGACGCTCGATCGGAGCCCACAGCGGCTCGATCTGATCGACGTCGGCTCGGTCGGCGTCCTCGATCGCCTCGAAGGCATGAGACATCGTGTCGATGACTCCGGTGGACGCGATGGTGATCCGGTCCTCGACCCGGAAGACCAGGCTCTCGCGCTGCAGGGAAGCGCCTTCGGCCGAACCGTTGGTGTCGTCGGGGCTGAACATCGAGACCGGGAAGCCCATCAGCGCCGATGCGGTGCGCTGCTCCATCTTCTCCTCGTTGAGGAGCGGCGTCAGGTCGATCGGCTGGGACTCCCAGAACTTGGCGCCCGGAGGCACCTTCCACAGCGAGCCGGGGCCCGGCGTGAAGATCCCCTCGTAGTCGATCTTCTTTCCGCGCAGCTCGATCACCGCGTAATCGGCCGGGTAGATGTCTGGCAGACCTTCGATAGCCCGCTGGCGGAACGCCTGGATCTCGCCGATCACCATCCGCTGCAGGGTGATCCGGTTGTACCGCCGCAACAGGCCGAGGTGCGGCTCGAACTCCGCGACACCGCCCCGGTTCTCGTACCGTGTGATGGGCACCCGGGAGATCGGGAAATACTCCACTTCCTGCCAGTCCCAGTACCGCGAGAGGTACCGGAAGTTGGCCCCCCAGTTGGTCCCGTTGGCCGCCTTGCGGATCGCCTTGTAGGCCGACACCTTCGTCGGGTGATGGAGAGGATCTGGCGGGAGGTACAGGCAGAGAACGTCCTGCTCCTCGAACGGGTCGTGGTAGGTCTTGATGCCGGCGCGCGTCAGCATCGGGTTCACCGGATCGTTGACCGTGACGATCTGGCGAGGGTCTTCGACGGTGAGAATCGGGTTGTCACTGCCGGAGGCCGGCGGGCCAACCATCGTGTAGCCCTCGGACAGCCCCAGCATGTAGGTGAAGAGGGTGACCTGCTCGACCGGCCAGCGGTTGCGCGCCATGATCCGAGCCGCGACCTTGTCGCCGTTGTCATCGTCGGTAGCGGCGGTCCGGCAGCCGAGGTTGGTCATCCGGTGGGCTGCCGAGGAAACGGCCAGCGGTGCGATCCCGGTCCTCGTGTCCTTGTAGAAGGACTGGTAGGCGGCTTCCCAGGCAGCGGCGCCCTTGGGCAGCGGCGGATCGTTGTCCAGCCACGCGGCCAGCTCGTTGAGCCGGGGGAGCTTCTTGGTCTGGATGGAGGTGAGCTTCTTCGTCCACCACGACGGGGAGTAGGGCGTGTCCACTGCGTTTTCTGGCACGCGCGCTTCCCTCAGTTCCTAGTAGATCTGACTAGGTGCCCGGGTGGAGCACCCGGTCTCGCCTGCCTACCAGAACGGCGGCCACAGCGGAGCTTACGTTACAGGCTCATCGGGCACATGCGCCCAACGCTTTCGACGTACGATGTGCGAGATCAACGACTGGCTGACGCCGAGAAGGTCTGCCACCGCCTGCTGAGACATCCCGCCAGCTACGAGCCTTCGCGCCTTCCTAACCCCGTCGTCCGTGATCCGGGCGCCAGTGTGCTTCTCCCCCTTCGGCATGTCCATCTCGTAGACCCACCCCGGGTGATCGTCGGGCAGGTGCGTCCACGTCCGTCGCTGCGCGATGTCGGAAACCGTGGCAGCGGCTACGCCGAACTGATCTGCGATGTCCCGGAGCCTGGCGCCTTGCACCAGCAACGATCTGATCTGCCGCACCTTCTCGTCGGTCAACTTGGCGGCATGCTGCGCCTCACCACGCGGCAACTTCCCGTGCTCGTCCCGGTCGGCGTAGTTCTCGGCCGGTGTGCCCCACCGCAAGTTCTCCGGTCGGTTGTCCTGGTTGTTCCCGTTGCGGTGCCTGACAACCATGCCCTCGGGTCGCGGGCCGTGGAACGCCTCGCAGATGAGGACGTGCAGCGCAGCGGTCTTCCACTTCCCGTCCTTGCTCTTGTAGCCGACGGTGAGATAGCCGCCCGTAGCCGGGTGCCCCTTCAGTCGATGGCCTCGGGCTCCGATGGCGTAGCCCTCCGACGTCAGCCAGAACTGATCGGAACGCGGCGAAGGTCTCGTCTCCATCTAGTAAGGCTAGCATGGCCCTACTAATAAAGTTTGCTCGGCACGTAAAATGTGCTGGGTTCCTCGACGACGCGGGACAGAGCGTCCAGTCGCGCCTGGTACGCCAGAACGGCGGCCACAGCGGCGTCGATCTTCTTCGAGCTGTAGTCGTTCTCCTTGGCGAGCGCCAGCTTGCTGTGCGAGATCCGGCGGCGCGCGTTCAGGACGTGCCTGGTCAGAGTAGACGATCCGTCGTGCGTCATGTCCCCGTTGTGGATCGCACCTTCGAGTTGCTCGATCGCGCGCTCCACCAGACCGGACCGGCCACCGGTCATCCACCATTCGAACGGGTGGTTGGCGCCGGCCTTGATCTGCACCTTCGAGCCCCACTTGGCCTCCCATGCGTTGATGTGGGAGCGCCAGTCCTTTCCAGGGTCGGCATAGAAGGCGACGACGTTGTATTTCCAGAACGCTGCCGCGATCTCGGCCTCGATCTCGACGATCGAAGGCTCCCACGTCGGCCACTCGCTGGGGTGGTCGCTGGCCTCCCAGACGCCGAGCTGGAAGATGTGCCCGTCGTTGACCCGGCACCCGATCAGCGCGGTGGCGTCCGGCTTCCCCTTTGCCCGGCCCCGGGAGC